TAATTGGAGGTAACAATGCTAGTAATTAAACTAGACAACGGGAACGTTTACCCCGCAGAAACATGTGTATGGCGTACAGCTGACGACGCTAATGGTGGATATAAGATTACTCACTTGTCAGTTGGCACACCGTCTGTAGGAACTACTGCCGCACCTACGGCTGTTGGCTCTACTGGCGCACGTCTTGGCTATATTGGCAAATCAGGCCGCTTTGTATCATATACAGACGCGCCGTAAAGGAGTTATGAGGACATGGCTAAAGAAACAGAAATGAAGTTCCACAGTGCTACTGTAGGAAAGGAAGGCATTAAGGCCGGATTTGATGTTAAAACGGAACAGTGGCAAGCTGAGCAAGATATTACTCAGTATGTCGAACACGCCAAAGAAGAGCGTGAAAAGCAAGAGTACTATGGTCATCGTAAAGATGGTTATAGAAAGCTTGCTACTATTCCTGATATTGTAGCTCTTAAAATGCTGCAAGATCATAAGCTAGATCTTCATGATCCAGTGTTTATGAAAGATCCAAATAACATGAAAAGGCTACGCTATATCCTAATGACTGAGTATCCGGAGCTTCTCATCAATACTTAATTAGGAGGTTCTTATGGCAAGAACTCATGCTGATCTGATTTCATTAGTCCGTGATTGGTCGAACCGTGATGTACAAGTTCTTAGTGATGATATTATTAAAGACTGTTTGCGTTATGCGGCAGATAAATCTTATCGTTACCTGAGAATTGTACCACTTGAAGCGACAGTTACCTACGACTCCGCTGCCTTAACAGCCGCAACGACTTCTTCATCTACATATAACGACAGTCGTACAGAGCTTAAAGTTCCTGCCGATTTGATTGAGTTTATTCAAATTAGAGAAGTTGATGCATCAGGTAATACTACACGGATTTTTAATGAAAAGCTAGATATTCGTACTTATAACGATTATCAAGCAGAGGTTTCAGGGCCTCATTGGTCTCGTCAAGGGACTACTATTCTACTTTCACCAGGCTTTCAACAAGAGGGCTCTGTAGGTAGCCCAGTCGCAGTTGAACTGTTTTACTATAAACGTCTTCCTGCTTTGGATGCCACGTACAACGTAACAGCTGCTAACTATACAGCAGGTCTACTTACTCAATCTACACAAGGTACTACCGGATCTCAGCCGCTTTACTTGGTTACTCTCGGTGGTGTAACAACTGCATATGATACCTTAGCCGCTGCGCAAGCAGTTGGTACAGCGCAAACAGTTTACTTTGTAGGTAACGAAGTATCTCACTGGCTACGCGACGAAAACGAGCGTGTGTTGTTGATGGGTGCTTTGGCGGAAGTATTTTCATATTTACAAGAAGACGATCAAGTTCAAAAGTACGCAGCAATGTTCATGAACGAGATTACTGAACTTAACGACGAAGATAAGAAGCGTAATGCTAAAGGTGGTAATGTACAAGTTAACTACAGCGCAGGAGGACTAATCTAATGGCTACACCAGCTCAACCCTCTACTGTAACTAACTTGAACGATGCAGAACATAGCGTTGCTGCTTCAGGCGCCACAACAAAGGCTCAAGCAGGCTCCTTCTTTGGAGCTGAAGAAGCTAACTATCAAAGCATTACACCGGCCATTGCTGCTGACCTTGCCGCTGCTCAACAGTCCGCGAATGATGCGGCTTTAAGCGAGGCTAACGCAGCTACTAGCGCCGCTAACGCGGCTAATAGCGCAACTGCAGCTTCTGGTAGCGCGTCTGCGGCGTCAGGATCAGCTACTGCTGCCGCAACTTCTGCGACTAACGCAGATGATTCCGCTGATGACGCTCAGGACTGGGCAGTAAAGACTAACGGCATTGTTGAAAGTACTGATTACAGCTCTAAAGCTTGGGCTATAGGCGGTACAGGTGTAACCAATAGCATTGCAGCTGGAGCGGCGAAAGAGTGGGCTACTAAAACTGGCGGAACAGTTGATGGTACAGAGTATTCTGCAAAGCACTATGCTAACTCTATTACGGCAGACGCAGCTACGGCTTCTTCACAAGCTACTGCTGCAGCTAATAGCGCCACGGCAGCGGCTACTAGCGCTACCAACGCCGCGACAAGTGAGACGAACGCAGCCACTAGCGAGACTAATGCGGCAACGAGTGCCACTAACGCAGCTACCTCTGCTACGACAGCGACAACGCAAGCTACAGCAGCAGCGACTTCAGCTACGAATGCAGCGACTAGCGCAAGTAACGCAGCAACAAGCGAGTCTAACGCTGCTACGTCTGCGACTAATGCCTCTACTTCTGAGACAAACGCATCGACAAGTGCCACAGCCGCGTCTAGCTCAGCAACTGCCGCAGCTAATTCAGCTACTGCCGCAGCCACCTCTGCTACGAATGCTGCTACGTCAGAAAGCAACGCGTCTACATCGGAAACAAATGCTGCAACTAGCGAGACTAATGCGGCAAACTCTGCTACAGACGCCCAAGGATCTGAAGATGAAGCAGAAGCGTGGGCCCAAAAGATTAATGGCGAAGCTGTAACAGGAGAAGGATACTCTTCTAAAGCTTGGGCTATTGGTGGTACTGGGGTAACCAACACTGCAGGATCTGGGGCCTCTCAGGAATGGGCAGTTAAAACTACAGGCACTGTTGATGGTACTGGTTACTCATCTAAAGAGTGGGCTGTAGGAAGCCAGGCGGGCCAGACAGATGGCTCTGCAAAACAGTGGGCGATAGGTGGTGGAAGTAGCTATGCAACTAACACAACAGTTGACGGCACAAATTACTCTGCAAAATATTGGGCAGAACAGGCGGCTTCTCAGTTTGATAGCTTCGATGATACTTATCTTGGCGCAAAGTCTTCTGATCCTACTCTAGACAACGACGGAAATGCACTTATCAACGGCGCATTATATTATGATAGCACTAACGGCAAGCTAAAGGTTTACGACACTGGTACTCAGGTTTGGACGCCTACTCAAGAAGGTGCTACAAATGGTTTTGCTATCGCTATGGCAATCGCACTATAGGAGAATAACATGGCACAGAATTTTAGGCGATATACTTTACATAATATCGGCACGACTGCGGCTAGTATTCCTAATGCGGCAGCGTTTGATAGCTTTGATACTATTGTAGGTATTCATATCACAAACAAAGATCCTAACCAAGCTTTGGTAGATGTTTATATTAATGACGGCACTAACGACATTTACCTTGCAAAAGAAATTCCAATTCCTTCAGGTTCAGCTTTACAGGTATTGGATGGTGGAGCTAAAATCGTAGTTAAAAGCGGCGACAGACTTTGGATTAAGTCGAGCCTAGCAACAAGTCTAGATGCGTGGGTATCTGCCGTTGATGACATTAGTCAGTAGGAGGTTTAAATGGGATACGTTGGTAACGAACCATTAGAGCTATACGTCTCTAAAAGAAAACAAACCTTAACTGGTAATGGTACAACTGGGCCTTACACGCTAACACACTCTGTAAGTGACGCAAAAGATATTGAAGTCTTTGTTAATAATGTAAGACAAGAGCCTGCCGTGGCATACACTGCGACAGGCACTACTCTTACTATGACAGGTAACGTGGCTTCAACAGATGACTTTTATGTAATATATGATGGCTTTGCTCAAGGTACTACGACGCCTGATGATGGAAGCATTACTACAGCTAAATTAGCTAATGGTAGTGTTACCCAGGCTAAAATAGCTTCAGGTGTACAGCTAGGCGCAGGATATTTTTTAGGCGAGAATGGAACAACAGGTGATACAACAAATGGACTTGGAGATATTTTTAGAGTTCATGAAGCGCAACTAGATACTAATGTAACTATTGCGGCTAATACTAACGCATCTGCCAATGGTCCACTTTCTTTAAATGCAACCCTAACTATTAACGGAGCATTGACCATTGTCTAGTTTAAATGTTGACACAATTAATGAAAAAACCATAGGTAATGGTGTATATATCCCAGGTCATGTAGTTCAAGTTGTTCAAGTAACTAAAACTGACACACAAATACTTACATCAAACACAGTAGAAAAAGAAATAAGTGGTTTAGCAGCAAACATTACTCCCCTTTCTACATCAAGTAAAATTTTAATTACAGCAAACGTAAGCTATTCTTGTACAGCAACAACATATAAATTGTACTTTAAAAGAAATGGCGCACTTGTTTCTGCAAGTTTAGGAGATGCAAGAGGTAGCCGACAAAATGCTACAATTCCTTTAGGTTTTACTGGTGATGGCAATCAGGGTCAAGTTGGTACATTTAATTTTTTAGACAGCCCTGCATCAACATCACAAGTTAGCTATACATTTTTTGTTAATAATGATAACTCTCGAAGTATTTTTATTAATAGGGCTGAGAATGACCAAAACAATAATGTTGGCGGAAACTATATTTCAACAATTACACTTACAGAAATAGCAGGATAGGAGATTTCAAATGGCAAGTATACTAGGCGTTGAAACTCTCCAGCATACTAATGGTACTGCTGGATTAACTATTGATAGTAGTGGTCGTGTATTAAATTCACAAAAAGTACATTTTTATGCAGGATCAACTAACGGAGATACAACTGTAACTGCTGGAAGTTTGTTACCTTTTAATGCAACCTATCAAAATGTTGGCAATGCATTCTCAACTTCAACATATTTGTTTACAGCACCAGTAACAGGATTATATTTATTTGTTCACAATACATTTCTTGCTGGAAGTTCTAGTAATATAAGCCGCACAACTTGGGAACGTAACGGAAGTCAGTTTAATGTAGGCGGCGATATTGATGAAGCTAGAACCCCTGCTAATTCTTCTTCTAGTTTACAATGTATTATTGGGTTAGATGCTAACGATACATTTGGTGTTAGGTTAAGGCTCAGTGTAGGCGATGTTTTGTTTTATATGGGACATTGTAATTTTAGTGGTTGTTTGTTAGGATAAGGAGGATAGGATGACAGGAGTACTTAAAGTAGATAGCATCCAGAATTCTTCTGGAACTAATTCAATTACGCTAGCAAGTGATGGAACAGCAACATTACCTAGTCCACCTATTATTACAACACCAATTATTCTTTCTGCTTATTCAAATACAACATTAACAACAGCAGGAATTATTCCTTATAATAATATAACTATTGATACTGCTAACGCACATGATACATCTACTTCTAGATATACATGTCCAAGAGCAGGATATTATGAAGTTTCTTTTAATTATCTTCTTCGTGGTTGTACAAGTGGACATAGGACAAATATTCGTAAAAACGCAATTCCACAAAGTGTTGGTTGGTCTTCAACTTCATCAGACAGGTCTTTAGTTTGGCAGTATAGTAATGGTGCAGAAGAACATACCGTGTCTGCTAGCACTATTGTTCAGTGTGCAGTAAATGATATACTTGACGTGCATCTATATTACCTTGCTAATGGCGATATCTATGGTAATAATAATGTCCATAATAATATGACAATCAAGTATCTAGGATAAGGAGAACAACATGGCACTTAGCAAAATACCTGCCGAAGGAATATCAGGCCAGTTAGGTGCTGGTTATTTTACAGGCGAAAATGGTAACACTGGGGATGTTACTAACGGGCAAGGCGATATTTTCCGTGTACACGAAGCTTCTCTTGATACGGCTACAACTATCCCTGCTAACACAAATGCGCTTGCTGCAGGACCACTTACGTTTAACGCAACGCTAACAGTAAACGGAACTTTGACGGTGGTGTAGTATGGCTAGTAAAATAATTGTTAATGAAATAAGCGCGCCTACTACAGGTGCTAATGCTAATAAGGTGATTATTCCTTCGGGGGTAACGCTGGATGCTAGTGGTGGAGACTTACTGACCCCTACTAATGGTGTGTTACAGGTTGTTAGAAGCACATATGTGAGAACTGGTGGTAGTGCTGCAACTTCTGCTTCTTACTCAGAAATAACTCCTGACTATCGAGTCACGATTACCCCAAAACAAGCTAACAGTAAAATGCTTATCACATTTACTTATGGTGCGGCGGTACAAGGTAACACCCGAATGGGAGTAAAGGCGTATGTTAGCACGGATAATTTTGTGACTAACAACCCTGTTGAATCATTTAGCCACGATGAGTCTTATAGAAACGATAACAGCGGTTACATAATTACGAGAGGTAATACAGTAACTTGGTATGACGCTTATTCTACTACGGACACTCTTTACTTTTCTCATTGGTTTAATAGAGGGGCTGGAACTGGAAACGCTAGGGTAAATGACAATACAGGCCAAGCCTTTGTAACAGTAATGGAGATTGCACAATGACAACTATATATGTAGATAACATTGCGCCTAATCTCCAGAGCAAGATTAGTGCGCCTAACCTGACGTTGCCGACAGGTAGTGTCATTCAAGTTGTTCACCGCACATCGTCTGATGTCTATTCTGGTAATGTGTCTGGCAGTCAAATCCAAGCAAGCTCAAACAGTTGGGTTAGCGGCGGTACAGAAAGCGAACTTACAATCACACCTAAGTTCGCTAACTCCTACATTCTGCTGACAGCCGTAATCAACACCGACAATGCGGGTACTGATTACAGGGCTATGTACACCTTTTTCAAAAGTGTAAACAACGGCTCATACACTAATGTAACGCCCAATAACTCTAACAATTATGACGCTCTAGCTAGGGTTCACGACACTGGTGAACGAATAATTATTGGTCAGGAAATGCAATTCTATGATGCGATTTCCAGCACCCAAACACATCGCTACAGAGTGTATGTCAGAAATCAAAATGCCAACCAACTAGCACGAATGAGGAATGACATCATTCCGCTGAAATTTACAGCAATGGAGATAGCAGGATGAGCAGTATTATTAAAGTTGATGCTATTCAAAATGCAACTGGTACTAATGCACTAAGCATTGATAGTAGCGGTAATATAAATATGCCTCAAGTACTAACAAGTAAAGCTGTAGCATTTAGTGTTTATCATAATAGTCCTGCGTCAATTGCTGCTACTGCTTCTTATGTAAAATTACCATATGATTCTACAAACTATGACAGTCATAATGCGTTTAATTTTACAAATGATCAATATGTAGTACCAATTGCTGGAATTTATTTGTTTAATATGAGTGTTCTTCAACTTTCAAGTATGTCTAGTAACATATCATTTCACTTAAATGGCACAGAGAAATTGCCGCAATATAGAGCAATCACAGGAACTACAGAACAAAATGTTTCTGGATCAGTAATTCTTGATTGCAACGTTAATGATACTGTTGACGTGCGAATAAAAACTACTAGTAGTCCAGCTGGCTCATACTATAGAACTCATGGCGGTTTTCACGGGCATTTAATAGGATAACAGGAGAAATCAATGACAGATGTCGCAAAGGCTCTTACTGAGCTTAATATTACAGAGTGGGTATTACGCGGAGAACCTACTACTGAAGCTGAGTTTAACTCAATGTTCCGCAAAGTAACTGGCGCAGACGCCAACGGAACAGCAATCGAAAGCGACAACCCATCTGATTGGGGTGTCACATGGACACAAGTATCAGCCAAGAAGGATGAACTTGTAGCCGCAGAACCAACGCGTCTTCTTCGTGAAGAGCGTAATAGGCGTATTGCAGAAACTGATTGGTGGGCTGGTTCGGATCATACTATGACAGATGATCAAACTACTTATCGTCAAGCACTTCGAGATATTACTACACAAACACCTACACTTAATAGTAATGGTGAATTACAAGGAATCACTTGGCCTACTAAGCCTTAAAGGAGAGTTAAATGAGTAACGCTAGACATCTTGCCGATTTGCTTGATACATCAGGAGATGTCAAGTCAGGACACCTTAGCAACCTTGATTTATCGCTTGACACAACCCCTCAACTAGGTGGTAATTTAAGCCTTAATAATTTTAATATTTCAGGAACAGGAAACGTTTCTGCAACAGATATTGATGTTTTAGGTAACTTTAAATTATCTGGTGAATCAATGCGAGTTCAAAGACAACGAGTCCAAGGACAAATAACTGGAGTAACAATTAATTCTAGTAGTTGGACAACAATTGTAGATGTTAGTATTACTGTTAGAGAAGGCTCTAGTTGTCTAGTAATGGCTAATGCAGATCAAAACGTTAATGGAACTGATGGATGGCAATGGGTTGCCTTGTTTAGAGGAACTTCTATGATTGGCACTAGTACTATTTCAGTTGAACAATCAGGTTGGAATGATAATTTTCATCCGCATCATTGGGATGATAATTTAACTGCAGGAACATATACATACGCGTTAAAGGCTTACAATGGTGCTAATTATATGTTTTGGGGAGAACATTCTGACCCAACCATTCAAGTTATTGAATTTGCAAAAACATAGGAGGTTTAAATGCCATATATAGGAAAATCTCCTGGAAAGTTAGGGGTTAGACAACGTTATTATTATACTGCTACAGGCAGTGAAACCTCTAAATCAGGTGCAGATGATAATGGTCTTACACTAAAGTTTGAAGATGGTGAGTACGTAGACGTATACCTTAACGGTAGTCTTCTTGTTGCTGGATCAGACTATAACACAGCTACTGCTAATACTATTTCAGGACTTGCTGCACTAGCTGCTAATGATGTACTTGAAGTAATCGTGTATGACATTTATAGTCTTGCTAAAACAAACAGTGAAGCACAACGTACAAAGTATTACGTCACGGCTACTGGCGGTGAAACAAGCATAAGTGGTACAGATGACAACGGTGCTACTATTACATTTACTGCTGGAGCGCAGATAGACGTACGACTTAATGGTGTATCACTAAAGCAAGGTGATGACTATAATACTACAGTAGCAAACACAGTAGGTGGTCTTACTGCTCTTACTGCTGGTCAACTTGTAGAAATTGTAGTGTATGAAAAGTTTGTATTGGCAGATATGGTTAAAAAGTCTGGCGATACTATGACGGGTGGACTAAGTGCGCCTAGCATTACATCAAGTAGTAGCGTTACTTCAAACACTGTAAAACTTAACCCGCAGTCTTCTGCCCCAAGTTCACCTACTACTGGTGAAATATATTATAATTCTGGTACAAATGAAGTAGTCCATTGGAATGGAACTGAATGGATAACAATGTCTAATTCGTTCAAAGCTGAAGGCGGCACTGAATCGACTTATTCAGGATATAAAGTACACACTTTTACTTCAAGTGGAACTTTTACAGTAACAGGTGCAGCTGGCAATGTTGATATTCTTATTGTTGCAGCAGGCGGCGGCACAGGTGCTACTCAATATCATAATGGTGGAGCTGGCGGTGGTGCAGTTTTAGTTGGAACAAATGTTAATGTTTCTCCAGGCCAATACAACGTAGTCGTAGGTGCTGGTGGTGCTGGTGGTACAGTACAAGGGGATACTACTGATAACGGTCAAAACGGAGGAAATTCTTCGTTTGATACTGCAGTTGCTCTTGGTGGAGGTGCTGGTGGCACTTATCAAAACACTCCAGGAAACGATGGTGGTTGTGGAGGAGGTGGTGCAGGTAATGGCAACCTTGCTTCAACTCGCAACGGTCATACTATTCAAGGCGCGGTAACAGGATATACACACTACGGAAACGATGGTGGTGATGGAAACCTAACAGCTTACAATGTTGCGGATTGGGCCGCTGGTGGTGGCGGTGGAGCTGGCGCACGCGGACAAGATGCTCAACAAAGTAACGCTAAAGGCGGAGATGGTGGAGCTGGAATTCAAAATAATTTCCGCACAGGATCAAATATTTATTATGCTGGAGGTGGCGGAGGATCATCAGCTGCTAACGTTGGTTCTGGCGGTGCTGGTGGCGGTGGAAATGGTGCTACTGATCATACTGGTACTAATGGCGGCGTAAATACTGGCGGCGGCGGTGGCGGTCTTGAAAGAAATGGCACTCAGACAAATGGCACAAACGGCGGCAGTGGAATTGTAGTAGTGAGGTATGCAGTATAATGGCACATTACGCAAAAGTAACATTACATAATATGAAAGTTGTTAACGTAATCGTTGCAGACGAAGAATACGTTAATAAATTTGCTAACGAACCAAATATTGAATACGTACAAACTAGTTATAATACTGTTAATGGCGTTCATTCTGATGGCGGAATTCCTTTAAGAAAAAACTATGCAGCGATTGGCTATACATATGATCGTGAATTAGATGCATTTTATCCTTCTCAGCCTTATGCAAGTTGGACATTAAACGAAACAACATGTCGTTGGGAAGCTCCTGTTGCAATGCCTACTGATAATAATTATTATTCATGGAACGAAGAAAATCAATCATGGGAGGCGGCAAATGACTAGAGCAAGAGACATTGCAAACCTCGTTGATGCCAACGGGGATATCGTTGCAGGGGCATTAGATAACGTCCCTGCGGCAGACTTGGTGAATGACACTACGCCCCAGCTTGGTGGCAATCTTGACCTAAATTCCAACGATATTACTGGCACTGGTGACATCAATACGACTGGTGATTTAACACTGAATAACAGGCTTCAGCTAAATTTGAAGAACAATGCTGACGAAACAAATGCCGACTGGCACACTGTCAGTCCCAATTCTATTTCCTACGCTTTGGGCAGTTCACATACAAACGCCCCAATGCAAGGCGTCAATTCTGTTGTTCTTAACTTTAGCACTGAAGGTCTAGGTGGCACGAGCGACGATGCTACGAACTCAAGAGCCGCGCAACTATGGTTCACAGATACTCGTGGTAGTCAGGATGGTGGCACTGTTGGTCGGTTTTCCATTCGCGCAAAGCAGGGAACAACCCAGCACCCTTGGGAAAAAGTTTTAACAACATATTCGTTCCGCAGAAACTTTGCCCAACAAAGCGGCACAATGATAAAGACTAACAACAGTTGGGCCGATATTGCTGGGTGTTCAATCTCATTAACCCCATTATCTACTGATAGCCGCTTTCTTATTATGGCTCGGTGGGGGGGGTATTTTCAGCCAAACGGCGATGCAAAAGGTCGTGTCCTAAGAAACGGCACACAAATTTACCTAAATGAGCGGGTTGCTGGCAACGCAAGCACTCAACACGAAAGTTCAAGTAACTGGCTGATTGACCACCCAAATACTACAAGTGCTGTTACTTACAAACTACAAGGAGCGATGACAGGCTCTGGTGGCACATTTGATTTTGGTCACGGCAACAATAAATGTCAGATTTTGATTATGGAGTTTGAGGGATGACAATAACAAACTTAGATATTCTAAAGGCTGTTCGCTCCCTTGTTCCTAACGCTTCATTTACAGTTCAGAACGAAGACATCAGCACAATCGTTTGGGAAGATGACAGAACTCAGCCCACACAAGCCGCAATTCAAACCGCATTGGATACTGTCATTGCTGAAAAGCCTCTGAACGAATTGCGTAAAGAACGTAATCGTCTTTTGGCAGAGACTGATTGGTGGGTTTTACCAGACCGTACAGCAACGCAAGCACAGCGAGACTATCGTCAAGCACTGCGTGACATTACAGATACCTACACTTCGCTAGACACTGTAGTCTGGCCTACGAAGCCGTGAGGTCATAGATGAAAATGTCACAGCAACTAGAACCTGAACTAAAGGTTCAGATGGAACTAGATGCTCACGAGAAGGAATGTGCCATCCGCTATGAGATGGTGCATGGAAAACTTGAGAGCCTCGACAAACGGATGTGGCGACTTGAAGCCATGATTATGGGTTCTACTATTCTTGTAGTAACACTTGCAGCGACAATGTTAATTAAACTTTAGGGCTATACAAATGCTTGCAGAACTCGCAGCAGCTAACGCGGCCTTTGCTGTAATTAAGAAGGCTGTCTCAAACGGTAAAGAAATCGCAGACTGCGCGTCAGCTATTTCAAAGTTTGTGAATGCAAAAGAGGACTTGCAAAAGAAAGGAAATCGCCGTAAAAACTCTCTATTCAATAGCCAAAAGGCAGATGACTTAGAAGAGTTTATGGCACTAGAAAAAATACGGCAACAAGAAGAAGAGCTAAAACAATACATGATCTATGCTGGAAGACCTGGTCTATGGAATGATTGGGTTAGGTTTCAAGGTCAGGCTCGAGTAAAACGACAGCAAGAGAAAGAGGCTCGTAAAAAGCGAATAGCGTTTATTGGCGAGATTGCTTTGATTAGTACTCTTATAGTGTTGTTTGGTTTGGTTATTGTATTTTTTGTATGGCTTGGATTAGAACATAGTAGGAGGACAGGATGATACAGGCTCTTATTGGACCAGTAACAGGATTGCTGGATAAATTTATAGAAGATAAAGATCAAAAGGCTGCACTTGCCCATGATCTTGCAACGATGGCGGAAAAACACGCCCATGATCTGGCAAAAGGTCAACTTGAAATTAACAAAGCTGAAGCGTCGCATCGAAATATTTTCGTGGCTGGTTGGCGTCCATTTATTGGTTGGACTTGTGGCGTTGCTTTATTTTGGCATTTTGTAGGTCTACCTATTACACTGTTTGCTGTGAGCTGGTTTGCAGTAGATATTCCTGAATTGCCTACATTTGATATGGAAACTCTTATGACTGTATTGATGGGTATGCTAGGTCTTGGTGGACTACGTACTTTCGAAAAGATTAAAGGTAAAACTCAATGAACATAGACGCTTTTAAAGAAGAGATTATAGCAGACGAAGGTGTAAAGTATGAAATTTATCTCGATCATCTTGGTCTGCCTACTTTTGGCATTGGTCACCTTATTACTGAGGCTGATCCTGAACATGGACAACCTATCGGAACGCCAGTCTCGGAAAGCCGAGTGAATACATGTTTCTACAACGACGTTGAGCTGGTTCTTAACGATTGCATGATACTATATCCTGACTTCGAAGATCTACCTGAAGAAGCCCAGAGGGTCATAGCGAATATGATGTTTAACATGGGTAGGCCACGTCTAAGCAAATTCAAAAAGATGAAAGAAGCTGTAGATGCTAGAGATTGGAATGCTGCTGGATATGAGATGGTTGATAGTCGTTGGTATAAGCAAGTTCCTAATAGAGCAGAAAGATTGGTGAATAGAATGCATGCTCTTGCGTAGTGTCGTGTCTCCTATTACAGACCCGAAAACTATGTAAAGAGGAAAGACAAATGCATAACACAGAATATCTCGGACCTCAAAGCTCGTTGTCGCAAGAGATCGACATGATGAAGTATCGTCAAGAAAACGAAAGCTTTGATGAAAAGATTAAACGTATTGCAAGGGCTCTCTGTGATGGTCAAGAACATCGTTATAATCTGGAAGATATTCTAGGTAATATGCGTTTTCTGCCAGCAGGACGAGTACAAGCAGCCGTTGGATCAAACAGAATTACTACTGCCTACAACTGTTTTGTAAGTGGTGATATTGAAGACAGTATGAATAGCATTATGGAGAAGGCCAGTGAAGCAGCTGAAACTATGCGTAGAGGAGGCGGTATCGGTTATGACTTCTCTAAGATCCGCCCACGTGGTGACAGGATTAAATCACTTGATAGCCAGTCGTCGGGGCCGGTTAGTTTTATGGGCATATTTGATGCTGTATGCCAAACCATCGCGAGTTCGGGACATCGGCGAGGTGCACAGATGGGCGTTCTTAGGGTTGACCATCCGGACATTGAGGAGTTCGTTGCTGCTAAACGTAATTCTGACAAGCTTACTGGTTTTAACGTTAGTGTAGGTATCACAGACGAATTTATGGAGGCCGTTCTCAATGATGGGGATAGTTCTTTTACACTGCGCTTCAATGGAGTCGAACACAAGACCATTGATGCGAAAGCATTGTGGGACGAAATCATGTCGTCGACTTGGGATTGGGCAGAACCTGGTGTGCTGTTCATTGACCGCATTGCTGAATACAATAACCTATTTTATTGCGAAGACATCAGCGCCACAAACCCGTGTGGTGAGCAGCCTTTGCCTGCTTATGGCGCTTGCCTGCTTGGTTCCTTTAATCTAACAAAGTATGTCACTATGCCGATCACGCTTCCAGATACTGACGCTGAAGTAAGGCACGCCCACTTTGATTTTAATCAATTCAAGAAGGACATTCAGGAAGTCGTGAGGGCTATGGATAATGTCATTGATAGAACTATCTATCCACTCAAACAGCAATCAGACGAAGCAAAGAACAAGCGCCGTATGGGACTTGGCGTCACTGGTTTGGCTAATGCCGGAGAAATGCTCGGTATGCCGTATGCCTCAGACGAGTTCCTTGTGTGGGCAGAAAAGGTATTCGCCTGCTTGCGTGACAATTGCTACAGAGCATCAGCTCGACTTGCAAAAGAAAAGGGCGCATTCCCGCTCTATCGTGAAGACTACTTGAAGTCAAACTTTATTAGAGGTCTACCGGCCTCAGTTAAGAAGGAGATTCGTGAACATGGCATTCGTAACTCACATCTCACTTCAATCGCTCCTACAGGTACTATTAGCCTAGTTGCTGATAACATTAGTGGAGGAATTGAGCCGGTATTTAGTCATTACTATGACCGTACCATTCAAACCTTTGAGGGCCCGAAGGTTGAAAGAGTGGAGGATTATGCTTATGCTCATGGTGTAGAAGGTAAAACAGCAAATGATATTTCAGTACAGGATCATTTAGCAGTTTTGCTTTTAGCTCAAAACTACATTGATTCTGCGTGCTCAAAAACGTGTAATGTAGGAGATGACGTCTCATATGATGAGTTCAAACAGGTCTATGTTGATGCCTGGAAAGGCGGGGCGAAGGGATGCACAACGTTCCGACTTAGTGGTAAAAGATTTGGGGTACTCCAAACCGTGGAAGAAGAAGCGGAGGTACCTAGCGAGACTACGGAAGTGGCTGAAGAAGAGGGAAAGGTTGAGGCTTGCTTCATCGACCCGCTCACTGGCCAAAAAGAATGCGCATAGAGGTCGTTGGCCCGCCACCGGAAATCAGACAGGAGCGGAAGAGTATATGCAATCAATGTGAATACTATAAATCTGCTCTTGACTTTTGTTCTCAATGTAAATGTATAATGTCACTTAAAACTAGACTGGCTTCTGCGTCATGTCCTATAGATAAATGGAGAGAATATAATGGCTGAAATGAATACGCCACCAATTGCTAATCTGTCTCAGTACGGACTAGTGATTGACACAGCTCCTTCCAGCATCGCGCAAAACGCTTTTAGCGACGGCAAAAATGTACGGTTTGGTAATGGTGCAGTAAATAAAATGGAAGGCGAAGTTCTTCTAAATAATATTGCAGCTGATTCAAACTTGGATACGATTTATACAGGTACTGGCAACGAGCTTGGAGCTTCTAAGTATATTGCCTATTGGCCTAATCCAAATCTTGGAGATCTGTATGGCTATTACATCTATGTCATGGAAGTCCTTAACTCACAAGGAGTTCCTATCGCCCATAGAGTTTATGTGCAAGACCAATCAGGAAACCGTGAAGATATTACTCCAACTGGCTTGACGAATGCCGACGGCTATCCAGGTTTTGCAACAAACGGTAGGTGGCAGCATACACTTTTCTCAGGTGGTTTTACGTTTATCATTAATAATGGTATTCAAAAGCCTCATGCAATTAAAGACGAGACTACAACAGTAGACGTAACCCAGCTTGGCAACCTATTTGAGTTGCCGGGTTGGGACTCATATAATATTGAAAGCGCCTTATATGACATGACTTGGCGTACCGAGTTTGGCTATACATTCGACCTTGGAGTTAAGATTGACTTTACAGAGTATAGACTTAAGGTCGAAGTTCATAACTCAAATTATACGTTTACTGCCGTAGGAACTACAAACAATATTACGCTAGCTCTTAATGCTAGCACAAATACTCATACGTTAACGTTTAATTCGCAGTCTATTGCAGACGGCAACGCTATGAAGGTTATACTAGAGTCTTTGCAGCCTGTAGAGGTTCGCTGTAATATTATCAGATCGTTTGGGCAGTTGCTTGTTGCAGGTGATTTGACAGAAGTAAATCAGAGCAGCGGAAACATTGTACGTAAACTTGCAGGTGTTGTACGTACCTCAGACTTGGCCTTACCGGGCGCTTTGCCACATAACTGGAATCCGTTTGCAAGTGGTGTAAGTACCGCTGAAGAATTTATCTTGTCTGATACTAACGTGGTTCAGGATCTTGTATCCTTACAAGGCGCGCTGTACATTTATACCACTAACAGTATTCATGTCATGCGTCTTACCGGTAACGCTGATGTTCCTGTTTCGTTTAATCCTGTTACAGACAGCTATGGTGCTTTGTCTACTGATGCCGTTATTGAATATGATGGTAAACACTTTGTTATCGGTAACAACGATATTTACCTATTTCCTGGTCACCCAGCAAACATTCAATCGGTGGCGGACTCTAAAGTACGTCAGTACTTCTTTGATCAGCTTAGCCCGCTGCATGAAGCGTCGCTGTTTACGTTGCTTAATGTGGCTCATGATGAGATTTGGATTTGCTATCCTACAATCGACTCAGTAGCAGGTGAATGCGATGAAGCTTTGATTTGGAATTATCGTGATTCTACTTGGACTAAGCGCGATTTGAATGACGTTATTTCAGGAGATACTTCACCGGTAAGAGGTGGTGGTATTCCAGTAGCTGCGATTCAGCCTACATCAGGCACTTCAGGTAGCGATACAGCAATGAACTTAGGTCGCCAAGAAGTACAGTCGCTTACTGTTTCAGGTAAGATACGTGCTCCACATACTGGCGTTCCACAAATTCAGCGTCGTACTTTGCCTACGGTACCTTCATATACTGCAGCAGGATACGAGCAAATTGAAGTTACAGTTTCTGGAGATGCAGGTGAAGATACTGAAGTAGCTTCTCACACAATAACCTTTCCTAATGCTACACTGTTTACAAGATCGACAGCTATTGGTGGTGGTTTTCAAGTAAGTTGGACGCAAACTAATAATAGTACTGCAACTAACCTTACTATTAATGGCTCACAGCTATTTCCAACTAACGATGGTTTAGCAAAAACTGGTTCAGATGTTGCAACAGCACTTGCTAATTATATTAATGGCATTACGGCTAGCACTGATCCAATATTTGATTACACAGCTACAGCAGTTGGTCAAACGGTTACGCTAACGTCTAACGCAGTAGGTATTAGAAACATATCTAATATTTCTGCCTTGTCATACACCGGTACAACTACCTCGACAAGTGGTACAGGTACTAACAACGGCGTTTCAGTCACGTACCAGCATGTAAACCTTGGGTCGTCAGGACAATTTACAGTACCGGGTACTGGTGGAACTTCTGCTGTACCTTACTATCAAACAAACAGTTGGTCAAATTGGGGCAACACAAGTAACAACGACAGAAACGGTCACATATTTCCTACAAGCCAAGATAACATTAACGCTTTGCAAGCCTTTCTTGGTGGATGGACAAGCGCCGGAGCTGGCGGTCCTGATGGTACTGACTTAAATGCCACATACACAGTTACTCGCCAAGGTAATCTATACTTTATTTTGTCTGGCTCAGGTGGAGGTGGTGCTGACCACAACTACGGTGGTGGCGCAGCTGCAGCAGCTAAAGGCACAATTGCAGCGCAAGTAGGAGATACTATTAGCGTAACTGCAGGTGCAGCTATGCGGTTTGACAGGTTTGGTGGTGAAGGCTATGATGGCCGAGCTTCGCGTATTCGTTGGTATCGTGGTGGAACTTTGCTAGCTGACATTACTGCTCCAGGTGGTAAGAAAGGCTATAACAGTTCTCCTGCTGGCCAATCAAACGTTGTTACACCTACATCTGCTCCTAGTGGAGTAACTAATTACGTAAGATTTAGAGGAGAAGGATCAACTAGTTCTGTACTATCGGGCGAAAACAATCGTGGTGGTAGTCGTAACGGTGGTCGTGGCTACTTTACGCTTAACGGCGGTGGTTCTCAATACCAAGGTCGTACACAACCAAGTAGTCTAAGATGGACGCCAAGTGGCCGTGCTTGGGGTGATGGTACACAAGCCCACTCTGATAATCCAGCATGTTGTACATGGAATGCTATTCCTCCGGGCGTAGTGTTTTTGTGGCAAGATCCTATTCGCACTGATTATACGATTACAAACAATCGTACAAACGCCACTCATCCGCTTCAAACAGAGCTGTTTAACGTTCATCTTGCAGCGGCTGGATCTAGTACTTCTCAAGACGTAGGCTCTTTACCTTCGGGTCAAAGCGCTACGGCAAGCTTTAATGGTGTTTATACGAATACAAACTGGACCGGTAACATGGTTCAGACGACTACTCAAAACATAAACACTAACGTAGCTGATCCTAACGGAGCCACTGTTGCTGGTTCAACTATTGAAATTGATCGTGTTGATAGTTCAGCAACGTATACTAAGTCTATTACATACGAAGATTTGAATGCACCGCATGGTTCACCGCCAGTTAACTATCGCTCAAACTTAGGTAGTAGCTTTAGTTTTCAATGGCATAACCGAACATTTAGTGGTAATCAAAATGGTTGGGGAACTTCAATGGTTCGTGAAACTGACCAGCAAGTTTGTTATTTACATGCATCAAGTGTAACTGCAGGTAGGCATGGCTGGCGTTGGACTGCAGGTCAAAGCGGTTATACCCAACAACCTTATTACATTACCATGGTTGTAACAGGTAGACACAGAACAACTTCAAATGGTACGTTTTTAACTGGTACACATTATTATACAATGGAAATTACTCGTAATCATCTTAGTGATGGTCAAGCACCCGCAAGACGACACACAAGTAATCCAGGTAATCCAAATCAAAGTAGTATGGCTAGTGGATCTGGAGTAGTTGAAAGTAATATCTATTATCTTTACGATTTAACTAGTTGTAGAGTTGAGTGGTATTTTAATACTTATCAACCGGGTACTTCTTCTGCTTCGTTTGGATTTTCTTTTGCTAATAATGCTACAGGTATTGGTTACGACTTTAAGGTTCGTAAGTCAGCTAATACTGGTCCAGCTTCAACAACTGTACCAGCAGCATTAACACTTACTACTAGCTATCAAACACTGCTTGCTAATACGCAGTCTTCAAGTATTAACGTACAAGGCTCGTATACAGTGTCTGATGGTACAAGCGCAAGTGTTACTGCATCGTCTACTAACGTAGATCCAGGAGTAGGATACTACGGAATATCTGCGGCTGATAGCCCAGCTATTTCTACTACAGTATCTCAAGCAGCTACATCTAACGTACCAGCTATTAACATTGACTTGTCTCCGTTTGTAACAGACATTACTGACGAGTCCGACTTTAGCGACCATATCGTTAACGAGCTACAAACATATGTAGAGTTTGGTGGTAGAGATCCTGGTATCCCTAATCAAACGCAGCCAATTGGAGCCTATTACTACGTAACTAAGCAATCTGGCGCAGATCCTGTGTTGATCACGCGTGTACCTATTCAAGCAGGCGCTATAAGATCTATATCGTCTACTACAACAGGTACTTCAGCAGGTCAAAACGATTACACTGGCGTAAGTCAAACTTCCACTAGTGGATCAGGAACAGGCGCTACATTTGACATATCAACAGACGGACAAGGAGCTTATCTTGTTACGTTTGCTGATCCAGATAAAAGCAACAGTCCAGGAAGCGGATACGCTGTAAACGATACTATCACAATTGCAGGAACTTCGTTAGGAGGTACATCGCCAGCTAACGATCTTGTTCTTACAGTAGATAGCGTTGTTGCAGGTTCTACTAACGACGGCTCTCTTTCGTTTAGCTTCTTCACTGAGAAGGATGGAGTTAAATATCCAGAGACCACGTTTGGTGGTAATGTTTCTGCTAATCTTGCAGTAGTTGCAAGTGGAGGTATTGGATCAGTTACTGCTCCTATTGTTCGCTTGTCTTTTGATGGTACTAATACCGATACAGTTTTGTTTGGTACAAACGATCAAGATGACATTGCGTCTAAGCTGGCTCTTGCCTTGCAAAATACTGCGGCATGGACAGCAAATAGTAGTGGTGCAATCATTACAGCTACGAGAACTGCTAAAGGTCCTAATAGTAACTTTATCAATGTGTCTGTCGTTTCAGACCCTGATAACTTGCTTCCATCTAACTTTGCTGGAGCTTTCACAGAGCTACAGCCTGGTCAGAACTCAAGTACAGGAACTGCTGATGTAGTAGTTAGCTTACCTGCTAGTCAGTTTTTGCCTGCACAAAACGTAACAGTACCTATGACTGGCACGACAGATGCTGAGCTTAGCTCGTCTGATATCGCTGCCTTAATTAGAGCTGCAACGTTTACAGGGTGGACTACAGGTGGAACAGGATCTACCGTTACGTTTACTACAGTAGGAAACTACTCGGTAAATAGGCTAGACAACGGCTTAGGAACAGGTGTAGTTCAAAGTTATCTGTATGAGCAAACTCCTGACGACAAGAATAATCTGTTTAAGGTTTATCTTGATCCGGTGTCTGCGTCTACAGCAACTGAAACTACTGCTGGTATTACTGTTAGGTATTCTGAACCAACTGTGTATCGTGTAAACTACTCTAACGGAGACTTCCAAGACTTTGTATTTGGAGGAACTTACAACGGTGCGTTAGCTACTAACACTGCGTTTGTTACTGACATTTACTCAGGTGGCAGCAGTTCTACAACTTACAATATAACTCAAATCTCTACTGAGCTTTTCACTGAGATTAAGAGTTTTGCAGGTCGTAGATTGTCTGTTACTCGAGATAGCGCAAACGAAAAGGTGTCAGCAACTCCAGTACAGTACAGTCAAAATGGATTGTGGGTTCAGTCTATTCAAGTTTTGAGTAGAGGAACTACATCACCTTCTACATTAGCTGTTACAGTTCCTACACCAATAGTCGACGCAACAATAGCTGAGACTATTAGTGTTGTTAGTACGTTTGATCCTGACAGGCCTTGGCCTATTGATCAAGTAAAGAAAGGACGTAACTATCCTATCTTTATTCAAACGTCAAGTAATGCTAACGGTGTAGTTACATCTAACCGCATACGCGCAGCTGACATTGGCTACGAGTTTGGAGCAGATCCATACAATAATGTAGCCGGTACTCAGTACATCTCATTTGTAGAACGTAGAGATCTTCCGGTCTCGCCTGAGTTTGATACAGAAGAGATAAGTCGTGTAGCTATGTGGGCAGATGGTGGTACACGTCAAGTTCTTGGTGGTCCTTTGTTTAGAGCTACTATTAACTTGCGTATGACTGGCACAGATAATACTGCTGAACTTCCAAGCTTACAAACAAGCGCTGATCGCGAAAACGAGTTTATTATTGGCGACAATTATAAAGTCGATATGCGTGTCAACGGTCGATTTGCAAACCTGCGTATTGATGACGCAGAGCCTACAGATGGCGCAGCAGCAAATAATAGTCGAGCTTGGTCTGTATCCGGGTATCAATTAGATATCGATAAAGGAGGAGAAAAGTAGTGCCGGTAAATAATCCACCTGTTTCAGAAGACCTTAGCCATAACGCGTGGCAGTTTGAAACAAACGAAAAAGTAAATGAAACGGAGCAGCGTCTAAACGCGCTGCTTCGTGCGATTAAGACTGCAACCAGTTTATCTGACTTGCAAGAAAAAGCTAAGAAAATATGAGGATATAATGACAGCTAAACTACTAGACAAAGAAGAACTTGCTTTACGATGGGGTGAGATAGAACCGCAAATTGCTCGAGCTGTGGCCCATGGCCTTGGCGAAAGTTCTACTCATGACCTGTTTCTAGAATGTTTAGATGGTATAGCCCAGTGTTGGGCACATGAGGATGGTTTTTGTATTACTCGCATAATCCGATTTAGCCAATACAACCAGCTACAAATTGTCGCCTGTGGTGGCAAGAACTGGTTTGAAGTAGGTCCGGCCTTTCTCGAAGTGATGGAGCAATTCGCTCGAGATATTGGCTGTCGGAACGTTTCCATCTGGGGACGTAAAGGATGGAAGCGTGTATTGAAAGACTATCATGAACCATACACAGTCCTAATCAAGGAGCTATAAATGTTTGAAGACGAAATTTTTGAAGACTTAATGGGAGTAGTTGTTGAGACTGGCTATGCGCCGCTTGACAAGAAACTGAACTCCCATATCTGCTATAAAGGCGGAGGAGGTGGAGGCCAAACCGTTACCAAATCAGGTATCGACGAAGAGTTTAAGCCTTACCTTGAACGTGCGCTTAGCGACGTAACAGATAGATACGAACGCGAAGTAGCACAAGGTCCTGACGCCATCGTAGCTAAGCTAGATCCTCGCCAAACACAAGCGCTTGGAGAACAAGAACGCTTGGCCCGTGATGCTATCTCAGGTACAGGTATCTATGACGTAAAAGGTGAAACACAACGACAGCTGCAAAATCTTGCTGGTCAACAAATGGCTGCTAGTCCTACTGCTCTCGGTTCTGCGAGATCTATACGTGCACAACAAGCTGCGCTAGCAGATAAAGGATATGAATTTGCCAAAGACCGTATGAAGATTTCAGAAGGCGGAGTTGGCGCTCTTGGAGAAGTTGGTAGTGCTTATCAAGAATACGCACAACGCCGGCTTGATGCACCACACACAAGTGCTGAACGCTACTTTGGCTATTTGTCAGGTGCTCCACAAACTACAACACAAACTCAAAGCGGCGGTGGAGGTAAGTAATGGCTGTAAGTATTGCAACTCCTGATACTAAAGGTACAGGTCAAAACATTCGCCCTACTCAAGCGCCTCCTCCTGGTCCGCTAGCCTCTAAGCCTTCTCTTACAGACCAGGCTACTGGCATGGCTAAAGATATGGTCATGCGGAAAGGCGTTGAAATGGCTACTGCACCAGTAGAAACTGCCATGCAGACAGGCTTTGATAAGGTTATGACAGGCATTAAAGGAGCTTTTACTCCTGCTTCTCCTACTCTTACCGCTTTGCCTGGTGGACCAACAATCGCTAATGCTAGTACTGCGGCGCAGTCGCTAGGGCCTACTATGGCTAAAGCCAATATGCTAGCAGCTCCTACTACAGGTGCCTTGCCTGGCACACTAGCCGCAAAGGCTGGTGCTGGAACTTTAGCTAGTACAGGCGGAACAACCGCCGCGGCTAAGCTAGCAGGAATGAGCGGAGGTGCAGCTGCCGGCGGAGGTATGGCCGCTCTTGGCGCCGCTGTTCCTTACATTGGTATGGGCCTACTTGCTGGTAAGGCGTTTGGACTATTTAATCGTGGTGGTGAAGTGCATGGACCTTTGTCACTAGCAGGTATCTCAAAGGTAACATATAAAAATAAGGGTGGTGGCATCTCAGAAGAGCTACAACTACAAATGAAAGGACCATTGTCTCAGTAGGAGGGAATCATGAAGCTTAAAAAGTTTGAGCGAAAAGACCGTTATGGTAATATGATTTCCATGGAGTTCGACACTGAAGGTTTGCCTGTGCCTATGCTACAAGAAATACCTATGGTGTATGACCATCCAGGCGAGCCAAAAGGTACTGATACTGTACCTGCATGGCTTACTCCGGGCGAGTTTGTAGTTAACAAAGAAGCTACAGACATGTACGGCGATGTCATTGAGAAAATGAACGATCACGGTCGTGAAATACAAGACGCTAAGATGCATGATGGTGGCTCTGTTGAGGGCGGCAAGTATCATCCAGTACATCGTAGCGAAGGTGGCTATTCAATAGTCGATACTATTAAACAAATACCTGGATACATGTGGGGAGAAGGAAGACGCGGTGGCAAAGCAAAAGAAGCGATGCAAGATTATCGGGAAGAAATTAAAAGGCGCCGTAATCAGGAAGAAGGCTTGCTGTCTAAGATCACAAATTACTTTGAAGATGGCGGCAATGTTCCTATGCCACAGCCTCGTCCTCCATATCTAGCAGCCTCATCTATTTACGATAGACTTCGTGATAGAGGTTTTAGTCATAACGCAGCAGTAGGTATTGTTGCTAACTTTGAAACTGAGTCGGGCTTTAATCCAGGCGCTAAGCAGCATAATCAAAAGTATGCAAATAAATACAAGTCTGACGGCAGTAAAAACCCTAATTTTGGCGTAAAGCCTGTAGACTCTTACTTTCCAGGTCAAGGCTACGGTCTTGCTCAATGGACAGAATCTCGTCGTGATGACTTGAAAAAGTTTGCTGCAGACAAAGATATGCCGATGGATGACATCAATACGCAGTTAGACTTTATGATGCAAGAGATGGGTGGCGAATTTAAGAACGTTCGTGATAATCTAAGTAACTCTCAAAGTCCTGAAGCTGCGACTCAATATTTTCTACAAGACTACGAAAAAGCAGGTAAGCCTGCATCTGAACGTAGAATGCAATATGCTAGAGAATTTTCAGACTTTATTACTAATCAAAAAGGAGAAGACCCTGCACCACAAGTACCTCTTCCACCGTCAAACCAAGAATCTCCACCGCGTCCTGTTGATGACGGTTCGCGTCCACCTACGTTATTGGAGACGCTATTTGGTGGCTTACCTATCTTCAACCAGTCAAGGCAAGGTTCGTTTGTAGATTATAAGCAACTTGGCGGCGAAATGGTTGACCCAACTGATCTTGTTACTGGCGTAAGAGGCATGAGATCAAACATTCCAGAGTTTAATTATGGCATTCAACAAGCCGAACTCTACGATCGCGCTGTAGGAGACTCAGCTGACGACCTTGGTACTGCCCCGACTGGCGTGCCAGTGGCCTCTCAGGCTCCGCCAGAGCCTAAGGATTTGCCGTTTGCTAGTAATATAATGAAAGATCCGGATGTTGAAAGGGCCGTGCTTAGAGCGGAGAGTGAAGTAGCTAAAGATACGACTGATCGGGAAGACCTTGGCACTGTTCCTACTATGGTAGCGCCACCTGAAAAGGATGGTGACGATCTTGGTACAGCGCCTACAGCTCCACCAAAACCAGTGGTAGAGCGTGCAGATCCACGTCAGTTTGGAGATACTCCTGAAGCTCGTATGGATTACAATACTGAAAACTCTGAAGCTTATCAAGCCTACTTGCGTAGAGCTCGGTCAGCAGGCGTTAAGCCTAAGTCGCCGTCTGAGTGGCGTGAGTACAATACTCCAGACAAGACTGGTGAATCACAATCTTCTCGTCATGCCATTTTGTCCGGTGCTTCTGAATCTCAGACACAGGCTCTTGAAGATAACCAAGCAGCGGCTGAAGTTCTTAACGAAGGTGGCTCATCATCAGATGCTAACACCGCATCGAACATGACTCCTACTACAGAACCTGACAAAGAAACTAAGAAGTCAGAGACTATTGCAAGCATTATTCAGAAAGGACAAAACCATACTGGTCCTGCTGAAGACCAGCCAGGAGATAACTCTGACGCTGGCTCTGTTCAAAATGAAGGTGATAAACAAGACGACGGCAAGAAGAAAGAAGCTGAGTCAATGTTTAAGTCTTTGTTTGGCGACTTGTTCGACAAGAAAGAGCTTGCACGTATGGCTGTTATGTATCTTGGTTCTCGTGCAATGGGTTACTCTCATCAAGGTTCTATGGGCTTTGCAGCTAAGAACTACATTACTCGTGTTGACGCAAAGGTGGCTAATCGTGATAAGTTCCTACAAACAAACGTTGGCAAGTTTACGCCAGACTCTCTTGAACTCTACCGTGAGACCGGTAAAATTTCTGATCTTATTCCAGTTGGAAAGCCTATTCAGCGTAAAGGCGAATATAAGACTTTCTATGGAGAAGGCGGTAAGAAAATTACTGGCGAAAAGGTAGTACAAGGAGATAATACATTCTACGTAGATCAAAACGGAAAGGTTATTAATCAATATAACTATCGTGAAGACGAGCGTGATGTACCTGGTACTGAAGCTTACGAGTCTAGAGTAAGTTCAAACTCTAAAGACAATGTAGCTATCATCAAGTCTATGAAGACTAAGATCGGAGAAGGTAAAGATGGTAGTGCAATGTACAAGACTGACATCAATCCAGAAGTTGAAGGCCGTAAGGTAGCTGAATGGGCTGTCAAGAATGGCGTTGACATGGAAAGAGTTGGTGGTCTACTTCAGTTAGCTATGCAAGATGCTATTAACGACGATCGTCAAGATGGTTCACGAGCTCAAAGCTTGATTCCTTATCTAGATAGTCTTGTTATTCGTGAGAAGACCGAGTATCCAGACTTGTTTATGGTAGGCGAAGGCGATGATAGACAAGCCGTAGATCCTGAGCAGTTCATGGCTCTTAACGATGATGTAGCTTTTGTTATGCAGCAAATTGGTGGAAAAGGCAGTAACTTTGTTTTGGCCAATCAGTATTATACGCAAGCGATTAAAGAGTGGAACAATACACTTACCGATGACGATCGCAAGCAGTATACGAGAATGGCTAAAGGTACAGGCCTTTCACCGTTTATGGTCTTTGTACAAAAAGATCTTGCAGACTTTATGGCTAAAACTCAAGGAGTCACAGTCAAAACAGCAGAATAGGAGAAAACTATGAGTGCAATTGAACAGCTAGCTACGAAGTTTACCCGCGTAGACGGCGAATTTGTAGCAGCAAATCAACTGTCACCAGATTATTACTTCGTCGATGCTGATACTCTGGCTTCTACATCTGACAAAGACGATAATGGAAATCCTTTACGTTATCGTTTGAAGGGTATTGACGCTCCTGAAATAACTAAAATCTTTGGCCCCAACGCTATCGCTCCAGGTACCGTTGGGGGCGCTACAGCTACGACTACTTTGCAAAACCTTGCACGCGAGCAGGGATTTACGAATGTAGTAAAGACTGGCGAGTTCGACGACTTCGGTCGAGAAATCATTGATCTACAAGACGATGCTGGTCGTAGCTGGGAAAGAATGGTTATCTCATCAGGAGTTTTAGATCCTAATAGATACACAAGCAACGAGGCACTTCGCTCTCTCGAGGTTGCCAAAGTTTTCGGATCAGGCTCAGAACAAAAGAACGACTGGGACCTGGCAAGCGACGCCATTTCTCAAGCTATTGAAGATGAGACTATTTACGAAGCGCAGTTTCGTACACAAGCCTTAAATGAAGTAGCTCTTGAACATGGTTACGGCTATGCTCCTGGCTCTGTAATGTTCCGTCATCCTGACCGAGATCTTAGAAATAAGGCCACTAATCCGCTGTCTACAGCTTGGGATGTAGGCCTTACTGGCGCTATTGAAGGTTTATATGGCGCTCTTGATCTAGTTGGCGATGCTACTGGCTGGGAGTGGGCTGATAACGTTGGCGAAGCAGGTATTTACCGTGCTCGTCAGGCCATTAAAGCCAAGCCTGAAATAATCACCTCATACAAGGATGTTGATGCATTCTGGGGTAAGTCAGGGGCCTTACAGTATATAGCTAACAACGCAGCTATCTCACTTCCTTACATGGCAACATCTATTCTTGGCGCTGTAGCAGCTCCTGCAACAGGTGGCCTATCAATGGCGGCACCTGCGGCTTTGTATGCAGGCACTGTTTACAATGAGATGGAAGGAGATAATAAAAATCCTGCTCTTGCTGTAACTACCGGTATCGCGCAAGCTGTTCTTGATAGAGTTGGTTTGTCGTTCCTCGCTAAAGGTACCTTGCTTACAAAAGAAGGGCGTGATCAAGCGGTTCAAGCTTTGATTAAAAGTAAGAAAGGCGATCATGTAAACATTAAGACCGCAAATGAAGCTAAAGATTACTTGCTTAGAGCTTCTCGTGCAGAGACAGCAGCACTAGCAACTGATGCTGCTAAGTTTGCAAAGCAACAGATTGGAGCTAGAAACGTAGCACGTACTGCTTTAAAAAAGGTAGGAGTAGGTGGTCTTGGTGAAGCTGGAACTGAAGCAATTCAAGAGGGTATTGGTTACACGGCTGCTCATGCTGCTAATAATTTCCGTGATTGGGATGCAAACGAATTCAACGACCGTCTTATTGAGGCCTCGATCGCCGGTGGTACTTTGGGTGGAGCGTTCTCCGTTCCCGGAACACTATACGACTATGGTGCTTGGGTAGACGTAGCTCACCGTAAAGCTCCAGACGATATGAAGCGAAGGTCTTGGGCCGGAAATAAGGCAAAGCAAGATATTGCTGAGCGTGGCGTACAGTTTAACGTGCAAGATCAGAACATAGCAGCTGGTATTGAGGCCAACGCTACTGATCCAGATCTTATAGAAGACTTGAACCAACGTGTAGATCGTGAGATGAAGCGTCGCAGAGAGCGGACTGTAATGCAAGTCGGAGCAGACCTATGGCGTGCTATACCAGGTCTATGGCGTGGTCTTACTCGTCAAGCTTTTGATGAAGACCTACAAAACAAGTCTACTGAAGCACGTGTATTTGGTGAAAGTGTAGGATCTAATCTTCAAAGATCTACTAGTGGCGCTACATACGAGAATCGTAAACACCATTTGATTACTGAAGTTCGTAACATGATGGGTGGAGTAGATAGACTGCTAGCTGCCTTTGATAGAAACGATAAGCGTAGTTCACGTATTCAGTTTAGTGAAGAGTACTATACTGCATATCAACGCGCGCTTGCCAAGGCAAAGAGCGAAGGTAGAGAAATAAACTGGGATACAGATCTTGAAGGCCCGCTTGCTGATAAGAAGGCTGAGTTTATAGCATTTAATAAACTACTTCGAGACGTTGGCGACCGGCTGCACTCAATGCAGGCAGTACATAACAAAGATCTTGGTTATATTTTCGACTATCTGTCTAAGTTCAAGTCAATTAACAAAGAAGCTGTTGAAGCTAATCAAGCTGGGTTTGAAGCTGCTCTTATGCAAGAGTATAATATGAACCCTGATCAGGCAAAAGAAGTGGCCGAAGCTATTCTTAATATGGATGGTGTAGCCTCTCTTGATGACGCCTTCTCAGTAACTGACCGTAAGAAGTTCAAACCAGGTTCTCATAAACAGCGTGATCTTGGTCTGTCTGAAAGAGAAGCGTTTGCGCCATTTATGGAAAACGACCTATTCACAAACATCTCTAACGCGGCTAAGTCTGCTGTTCGTTATACCGTGCTTGAAGAGTACGTTGGTAGTGATAACAAAAAGCTTAACTACCGTCTTGCTAAGATTGAGAAAGAACTTATTCAGTCCGGCATGGGAGCTAACGAAGCAAAGGCTAGAGTAGACGCGCTTGCTAAAGAGATGAAAGACTACTTTGACGCAGAGTCTGGTAACTACAAGAGACTTAATAATCCTGTAATTAACTGGGTTCAAAAGAACCTGTTGTTTGTTACTACTATTACTGGTCTACCGCTTGCGGTTATCTCAAACTTTGTTGAAGCTGCGCTTGTATTCAAAGGCATGACTGTCGATCAGATCTTCGGCAAAGGCAAAGAGAAAGATGGTAGTCTAAACTCTATGGCTAGAGCCTTTGTAGATGAGATTGGTAACACTGCAACAAGAGCTTATGGCGCTGCTACAAATATGCCAACACCTCACAAGCGTGATAGTGGTGGCCATGCAGTAGCTAAAGATCTTGGCTTCTTCGATTGGGAAGTTGGTGCTGCTCATACTACAGGTGTTAGTGAAACAGGTCATTGGCGTCAAAAGATCCTTGACATGTACTTTAAAGTTATACTGCTACAGCAATGGACTAATGCTACGCGTGCCTCACGGGCTGCGATTGCTGGTGATTTTATTACTGATCATCTGTCTGTTGTAATCGCTGCTAGAAATACTGGTGTATTTACTAACGAAGCTGCTGAAGCTGAAGAAGCTATTCGTAATCTTGGCATTGATGTTGAGTTTATGATGAACTACATTAGTGGTAAAGACGCTGACGGTAATCCTTTTGAAGCTACTGAAGAACGTAATAAGTTGTTTGACGACTTTATGCGTGACGCTACATTTAACTTTGTTAATGAAGCTGTAGCCATGCCACAAGCGGCTAACAGACCTAAGATTTTTCAAGATCCAAGGTTTGCGTTCTTTACTCAGTTCCAAGGCTTTATTGCTACGTTTACAGCTAACCATATTCCAAAGATGTGGGGAGAATACGTAAAGCGTGGTACACCGGCTATGAAGTATAATATCTTTGCGACCATGTCTACAATGATCTTGCTTGGATTCGTATCACAGCATTTGAAAGACCTGCTGAAATACGGCAAGACAACTCCTTACTTTAGCGGAGCTGAGTACATTCGTCGTGGTGTAGGAGCTAGTGGTCTGCTTGGTACAGGTGAGCGTGTAATTGACTTTGTCTTTCCGATGTATGAAGAAAGATACAAAACAAATATTGGCTGGGCGTTTGGCACCGTGTCAGGCGAGTCAGCTGCATTAAGTAAAGCATTAAGATTGGGAGGTCTAGGCGTGGATGTAGCAACAGGTGAAAAGACTCCGGGTTATGCAGCAGTTCGCATTTCGCCGTTAGTTCAAGCAATACATCAACAAACTAAAGATCTACCACAATGGGGTTTCGGAGGTCCGGATGGCAATTAAAGTAACACAAAACGTTGGTCAACAGGCTGGCCAAGAAGCTGCTGCTCGTAGTCAGCGTCAGCTTTCTTTGCGGCCTAAGACTGTCGTTGAAAGAATGATTGAAGCTGGTCCTCCTTCTCTTGAACAGCAGCCTGTACAGACTCGTGAAGGTAATATTCAAGAGCTGGCAAGACAAGCTGCGGCTGGTGAAATACAATTAGGAGATCCAAAAGAAAAGGTACAACTTCCGCCTGAACGTAGTGGTTCTCCAATCAGCCCACAAGATCAGCAACGTATGATGCAAGAGTCTCGACAGAGATTTGAAGAAGCTAAGTACGCTGACATGGCGGCAGCTCAAAGAGAAGAAGAGCGGGTTCCTGCTTTATCTGAAACCTATGATGGTATTACAAATGACGGGTTTGG